CATATAAAATTTCTGCTGATAATACGAATACATCTATTACCGCAGATTTATATAACACAAGTTTAACAGGCACATCAATAAAATTACCAACATTTAAAGGAGTAACACCACTTATAAATGTTACATCAGGAAATTTTCCTGCACCACAGGCAACCGATTATGATTACTTAAATAACTTAATTGGTATATTAGGTTATTCATCGGCTTCAATTTTTTATAAATCACCTTGGATAACATTACCATCAAATAGAGTTTTAACAACTCCTGCGGCAATGCCTGATATTTCTGGTTGGGATAAACCAGCAATAAACAAAAGTGGTGAAATTGTTTATAAAGTTGAATTTGAAGGATACTCAAATAATGTAGCAAACACACCAAAGACTAGACAAACTGAATTCGTAACTCAGTCATTTGCAGTTCAATTTACCGAACCTGCACCATATGATGTTAAACTTACAAGAGAAAACGCTGCAGCTGTTTATAAAGTATCTGGTGAAATGTCTCTGGCCAATACCTCTACACAAATTTTTGCAAATAGAGGAACTTATGCATTGGTGAATAAGCCAGCAGGATTTACTGGTGCTCAAACTGATGCATATGGTAGTTCATCTTATCAACAACAATTTAGAGTTCAAATTTCAGCAAAATCCGGACATATTACTTTAGATAATGGAAATTTGGGAGTTGGAAGTTATTTGACAGGTACAACAACAGCAAATATGCCTGGCGTTACATCTTGGACATCACCTGAAACAAATAGAACAGCTATTATAGTTTATGAAATAAATTGTGAAGGTAGACAGACCTTTTTAAAAACGCAATCTTTATCAGTACAATTTGAAGGTGAAACTGGACCTGGTATAGTAATGAGAGGTGAATGGGACCCAACGTTAGATTATATTGGTGGAGTTGAAACTACAAACAATCGTAGAGATGCAGTAACATATTTGGCAACAGGTAATGATGTAAAATATTATGCGGCTATTAGTGGTTCTGGACCTAATACATATGACCAAAATGGTGTGTTAGTAAATTACCACGCACCAACTCCATCTGGTAACAATGATTGGTGGGAATATTTGGGTGACCAAGAATTCTTTGTAGCAGCTAAGATTGCAATATTTGAAGAATCGTATGTAAAAAATACAATTAATGTTGGTACATACAATAATACATCAAAGTACGCAAATATTATTTTAGCAGGAGGTAGACCCGACCCATATATTTCAGTTGGTCAGCATGGAACTGTTGGTACGGCAGGAACATCTGGTACTAGCTATAATCCATCAACAGCTGGTGCAGCTGGTACATCTGGTACTGGTGTTATTGGATATGATAGACCTGGTATTTGGATGGGATTATATGAGCAAGGTGCATCAGGAACTTATGGTAGATTATCTATAAAAGATTATTCTGGAAACAACTATATGAAGTGGGATGGTGAAGCACTTATACTTAGTGGTTTGTTGAACGCAGGTGGTATGAAATTGGGTAGAGGTGTAAATGGTGCTAATAATGGTTTATACCTAAACGCAAATAACTATTGGTACGATACCGGTAACAATTTTAAAGTTGGTGGTTCTTCAAATTATTTAGAATGGGATGGTACAACATTAACACTTAGAGGTTCGTTAAAGCAAACATCGGCTGGAGCAAATGAGGGTAGATTGATGGGTGCATGGGCATCTGGTGTTGCTTACTTAACAAATGATATTGTAACGTATAGTGGTAATACTTGGACATCAAATTCAGACCACACTTCAACTAATAATACAAATGCTGGAACTGGATATCCTGGATACGGCCCTTGGACAATAGCACCTATTTCCGCTAAGACATTAAGAATGGCAGCTTCATCTCAAGTATTTATTGAAGCTAAGGATGGTACACTTTCACCTGATTGGGTGGAATTTTCAGTTAGTAAACAAAATATTTCAGCAACTACAAACTGGACAACATCTCCATCAGTAACACTTTATAATGCATCATCTGGAGGTAGTACAACAACCACGGGTGATACTGTTTATTTGAGAAAGGCTGATTTTGGTTCAAATACTTTAGTAGAAGTAACTGCAACAGCAGATAGTTTAAGTGATAGTATATCAGTAGCTAGAGTTCAAGAAGGAACTGATGGTTTAACTATTATCTTAACAAATGAATCTCATACTTTAGCTGCCGCAAATGACGGAACTGTTTCAGATTATAATGGTAGTGGTACTAACATATTACTTTATGAAGGAGCAACTCAATTAGATTATGATGGAGTTGGTACGGCCGCAGGTAAATTTACGGTATCTACGGCAGTTTCAAATATTACAGCTGGTTCGATAACTGATGGTGGAAATTATGCAACGGTAGGCAATCATAGTAATATGACAGCTGACCAGGCAACAGTAACATACACAATATCTGGTAAAAAAATCAACGGTGATTCATTTTCGGTAACGAAAGTTCAATCATTAACCAAATCAAAACAAGGTGCTGCTGGTGCAAATGGAACAGATGGTGCTGCAGGAGCAGGTGTTGTATATAGAGGACCATTCACAATAGGTACTCAATACTTTAGAAATCCATCCGCTCCCGCAGCCGCAACTAGGAGAGATGTTGTTAAAGGAAATGATGGTGCTTACTATCTTTGTAAATTAACTTATACGCCAACCGATAATAGTACAAGACCACCCGATGGAGGTTCTTACACAACATATTGGGAATCATTTGGTGCAACATTTAGTTCCGTAGCAACCGATATTTTATTAGCACAAAATGCAACTATTACTAGAGGTTTAGTATTAGGACAGGAAAATGGTACAAGTGGATTTATAAGAAGTGCCGATGCGGATACATTAATAACAGGTTCAAATCCTGGCTTTTATTTAGCAGAAGATGGGCAGTTTCGTTTTGGACATAATCCAGAAGATGTTCACTATGGAACGGTTAAACCACCTTACATTAAATGGGATAACACTACTTTAACAATTAGAGGAAAAATTGAAACTGATGATAACGAAATTTCTCGAATTGGTAATTGGAAGGTAGATAATGGAAGTTTTTTGGATAGTACTGAGCAAATTGTTTTGGATGCAAACAATAAACAAATTTATATTGCCGATACTTCCGATATACCGAGAGTGTTTGTTAAACAAGGTTTAATTACTACACCATCTACTTCTACAACTGTAGTTTTAGATGCACTTACAACTCCATCACTCCCCGCCTCATCAGGAGTAGGTTCAGTTAATATAGATGAAACTACATTTGATACCACAGGATTTTCTGTATCAATTCCGGGTACATATTATTTGGGAACACCATCTTGGAGTGGAGGTGATATAAGTTTAACCGCACCTATATCTTTTAATGGTTATGGGTTCGCATCTGTACATCTTGATATTTATGATACTCCAGATTACACTGGTAATTTAATTTGGAGTTACACCCTTGCTTCAACACCTGTTGGAATAAATAGTGGTGGCGATGAAGATTTTACAACATTTACTGCGCAAGCAATTACGGTAACATTCCCTGCAGTAGACACTTATTACATACACAGTCGTGTTTTCGTATATGGATATGCTGATAACGCCTTTACTATTGGAGGAACTGTAAATCCATCATCGGTTACTCTTAATTTACAACAGGCACAAACTGAAATTGGTTCAGATGGATTTATTGTATTAGCGGATAATAATAACTACGCCTCAATTAAAAGAACAACAACTGAACCAATTATAAATATTAAAACGAATGCAGGATATGCCGCACTTCAAATCACAAACTCATCCACAAGCGGTAGAGCAATTGAAGTTTTAGATGGAGATATTTTCTTATCAGGTACAGCAGGTGGTAGTGGTGCAAATAACAATAATATCAGAATTCAGGGTGGGTGGATTGGTACTAATAATTCAACAGGTGGTATCAGAATGGCTACCGATGGTTCAAACTCTGTGTTAGTAGGTGGTAATTTTCCGTCTCAGGCTTCAAACGTTGCAACTGCACGATTAAGAATTGGTACTAAACTTGGTATAAGTGGTAGAGAATTAATATTTGATTCATCTACTATAAGAGTTAAGACTAATATTGAAGATTATCCTCATAATGCATACGATAGTATAAAAAAATTAAAACCTATTTTATATTCACCATTAAAAGTGATAGATAGTACTAGGTATTTAACTGATGGGGAGGATGATTATACAAGTTCATATCCAATGCCAAATCCTAAAGAGTATATTGGTAAGCAGGGTGGATTTATTGCAGAATGGTTAGATGAAGATCCTGAAATGAGAAGATATGTTAGTTATGGTGTTAGTGGTAGTTTAATTACAAAAGATGCGATAAACTATGATATGATTGTAGTTCCATTAACCAAAGCGGTTCAAATTCTTATGGATAAAGTTGAAGCATTAGAGGCGTATATTAGTGGTTCAAATTAAAAAAGTATATATTTATATATATACAATAGAAATTAAAAGTTATGTCTCAAAAAACACGTATTATTGTAATAGATAATTTTTATTCAAATCCGTTTGATGTAAGAAATTTCGCACTAGCTCAAGATTATTTTTATTCAACAACCAACCAATTTCCTGGTTTTAGAACAAAATCATTTTTAAATGAAACTATAAAAGAAGCAATAGAATTTATTGTTTATCCATTTGCCGGCAAAGTTATAGATTGGATTGATAAAGACGAAAATTCAAGTACAGGAGCTTTTCAATACACAACCGAAGAACATCATTCTTGGGTACATACTGATGGTGGAGTTGATTGGGCAGCAGTTTTGTATTTAACACCAAATGCACCACCTTCAGCTGGCACTGGATTTTATAGACATAAAAAAACTGGTATAGATAATTTTATTTATTATACTGAAAAACCAACCAAAGAAGATTTAAAGCATCCATATCTTACCGATTACAAAGATATGACTAAATGGGAACTAACTGATATGGTATCTAATAAATTTAATAGAATGGTTTTATATGATGCATCGTTATTTCATAAATCATTAGATTATTTTGGAAAAAATAAATACAATGGAAGATTATTTCAAGTCTTCTTTTTTAACACAGAAAAATAAAAAATATGGCAACAAAAACAGAACAATTATCACAAGAGATTGTTGATAAATTAAGAAAATTACAATCAGATTCTAACGATGTTATTTTTGAATTAGGACAAGTTGAAGTAAGGTTTTTGGATTTAACAAAATACAAAAAATCTTTAGAAGACAGCTTTACAAAAATAAAAATAGAATTGGATGAAATTTTAAAGGATTTGGAAAATAAATATCCAAACGGAGAAGTGAGTCTACAAGAAGGTACAGTAACATTTGAAGAATAAATTTGGTAAATTCAAAATAATTTCGTATATTTGTAGTTATGAATAAAAAAAGATTGTTATATGTCTGTCCACACCTCTCTACTGGTGGACAACCCCAATATACCTATAAGCAAATTAAACACTTTTTAAATGACTTTGAAATTCAAGTTATTGAAATAAATAATAGTGGTGGGGATGCTTTTGTAGTTCAAAAAAATAGAATTAAATCGTTAGTTCCTGTACATACATTGGGAGAAAACAAAAAACAAATTTTTGATTTCATACGAACTTTCAATCCCGATATTATACATTTTCAAGAGATACCAGAATATGATTTACCTATTGATATTGTAGAAAAATTATTTTCTAAAGATAGAAAATATTTTATCGTTTGTTCAACTCATGGTTCTTTAACAAATCCATCGGATATAATTTTTCATCCGGATAGATATGTGCTTGTTTCGGAATGGAGTAGGCAGAGATTTATGGATTTAGGTATTGAAACTTTAGTTTGGGAATATCCAATAGAAGAATATCAATTTAATAAAAAAGAAGCACAAGAAAAATTAGGATTAGACCCAACATGGAAGCACGTTCTTAATGTTGGTTTGTTTTCTCAAGGTAAAAATCAAGGTGAAATATTTGCTATAGCAAGGCAATTGGAAAAATATAAAATTAAATTTCATTTTGTTGGAAATCAAGCTATGAACTTTGAAAGTTATTGGAAACCACTAATGCAATACAAACCTGAAAATTGTGTTGTGTGGGGAGAAAGAACTGATGTTGATACATTTTATGAGGCATGTGACCTTTTTTATTTTTCTTCAAAAATAGAATTAAATCCACTATCAGTTAAAGAAGCGCTTTCATATAAACTTCCTTGCTTATTTAGAAAATTGCACACATATTTGGATACCTATGATAATAATCCATTAGTAACGTATATTGATGATGATTTAAAACTTACAAAAAGAATTATTTTAGAAAAACTACAACCTGAATTTAATGAAATACCTGGTTGGTTTGCATACTCTGAATTGTATAATAGTGTAGTTGATGGAGCGGTTGGGGGAGAAACATTTGTTGAAGTTGGTGCTTGGTTTGGAAAGTCTACAAATTATTTAGCATCAAAAATAAAAGAGTCAGGTAAAAAAATTAATTTTACTTCAATAGATACTTGGAAGGGAACTGATGATGAAGCACTACATCAAAATATTGTGAATTCTTTTAATGGAGATATATTTTATGAATTTGTTGATAATACAGTACTATCAAATAATTACGGAAAAATAAATACAATAAAAGATACATCTAAAAATGCGGCTAATAATTTTCCAAATAGTAGTATTGATTTTATAATGATTGATGCCGGACATTCTTATGAAGCTCTATTGGATGATTTAAATGTTTGGTATAATAAAGTAAAACCTGGAGGAATAATTAGTGGAGATGATTATGGTGTTTTTGACGGAGTTACACGAGCAGCAAATGAATACTTTTATGGACAGTTTCATCAAGGATTTCGTTCATTTGTTAGAAGAAAACCTCGTATTCAGATTAAACATATGCTTACTAGGCCTGATGATATGAGAGAAAGAGTTTCAATAGAATCTCTACAACAATTACAAAGATATGGTATGGTTTATGAACCAATTGTAAATAAAGTTTATGAAGGAATACCACCTGCTGAAAATTGTAGAAGACCTGAGCATATTAGTAAAGATAATAAGCCCGGTGAGTTATATCCTGGTGCTGGATTGGGTTGGATGACTGGTAGACATTATGGTTGTTATTTAGCTCATAGAAATGCGTTAGAAACAATTGATGAAGAAAATTTTGATTATACACTAATATTTGAAGCAGATGCTTTTATTTACTCTGGATTAGAAGAATTTGTTGATGTTGTAAATAAAGCATGTTTTATGTCAGAGTTAAACGATGCATACTTTATATCATTTGCAAATAATCCATCTAGAGAAAGAACTAAAATTGATGAATTATTTACTTTAACTGGACACGCACAAGACCTTGCACATTGCTATTTGATTCCAAACCGAACTAAAGGTTGGTGGATGGAAAGAATTAAAGATTGTGGTTGGGATGTTGGTGACCTTTGGTATAATCATGTGTTTTACCATCACCCTAAAAAAAGATATACAACAAACAAAATGTATTCTAAACAAGCAGAGGGATATTCACTTTTAGATTTAACAGTTAAAACTTGGAGTTAATGATATACGATAATTTAATAAAAAATTTAAACAATAAAGCAAATATTGACAATAAAGTATTTGTACATTTTGTTAGAGGAGCAACTGTAGAAATTAAAGGAGCAAAAACATCAAAGTATCAAGTAAAATTTATTAATAATAAAACAGGATCTGTAATGTACAGTTCTGAAATTAGTAATAATATGTGGACACGATGTAATGTAGAATATTTTGTTGATTGGAAAATTGAAATATATGAAAACGGAAAACTTTGGTATCAGCATTTATTTGATGCAAAAGATAAAAGAGTTTATGTTGCATTAGATTCAAAAGCTTTGGGTGATAGTTTGGCATGGTTACCATATGTTGAAGAATTTGGAAAAATTCACAATGCAAAAATGGTTGTATCAACTTTTATGAATTCACTATTTGAAGAAAGATATCCAAATATTGAATTTGTAAACCCTGGCGTAGTGGTAGAAAATTTATATGCTATGTATGCAATTGGGTTATTTTACAATGAAGATAGTACAATTAATATTTACAAAAATCCAATAGACCCAAAGAAGCAAACAATGCAAAAAATGTGTTCGGATATATTGGGATTGGATTTTAAAGAAATAAAACCAAAATTAAAACATAGAAAAATTTCAATAGATTCAAACTATAAACAAGTTTGTATAGGGATACATGGTACAGCTCAATCTAAATTTTGGAATAATCCAACCGGTTGGCAAGAAGTTGTGAATTGGTTAAACCAAAAAGGATATGTTGTAAAACTTCTTTCAAAAGAAGGTGAAAATTATATGGGTAATCAATTACCATCTGGAATTGTAAGACATCCAGAAGGACCTATTGAATTGGTTATGGATGAAATGAAGAAATCAAAAGCATTTATTGGTATTGGTAGTGGATTAAGTTGGTTAAGTTGGGCATTAGATGTTCCAACGGTATTAATTAGTGGGTTTTCATATAAATGGGCTGAGATGGAAGATTGTATTCGTATCGGAGCACCTATTGGAAAATGCGAAGGATGCTTTAACCGATTGAGATTGGATCCTGGTGATTGGAATTGGTGCCCAGACCATAAAGGAACTGAAAGACAATTTGAATGTACAAAATCAATTACTTCTGAAATGGTAATTAAAGAATTAGAGAAATTTCTATAATGAAAAAAATTTGGGTAAACGGAACTTTTGATGTTTTACATATTGGACATATCAGACTTATGTTACATGCTGCATCATTGGGTATCTTACGAGTGGGTATTGATACGGATGAAAGAGTTCGTTCAAAAAAAGGAATGGGAAGACCATTTAATACGTTGGATAATCGTATGGAGTTTGTATCCGCTATTAATGGTGTTGATTCTGTTGTATCTTTTGGTTCTGATGATGAGTTGATAGAAAGGATAAAAGAATGGGAGCCGGATATTATGGTAATTGGAGATGATTACAAATATCACGAAATAATAGGAGTAGAATATGTTCCAAAAATAGAATTCTTTGAAAAGATAGAGGGTTTAAGTACTACAAAAATATTAGGTGATGAAAAAATGTAAAGTTTTAGTAATTGGAGAAAGCTGCACAGATGTTTTTATTTATGGAACATCTAAAAGAAAATCACCAGAAGGAAATGGGCCTGTATTTGAACCAACACAAGAGATATATGGTAGGGGTATGGCAGAAAACACAGCTTTAAATTTATCTTCTATGGCTGTTGATGTGGATATATTTTCTGATAACGGAAGTATTACAAAAACTCGTTATGTAAATGAAACAACAAATGAATTGTATTTAAGAGTTGATGAGAACGATTCGGTAGAAAGAATTAATATATATGATTTACCCGATTTTGTATCATATGATGCAATTGTAATATCAGATTATTGTAAAGGATTTCTTACAGAAGATGATATAGCTCAAATTTCTAAACTACACAAATTAGTTATTTTGGATACAAAAAAGCATTTAGGTGATTGGTGTAAAGATGTTACTTTTATTAAAATTAATAGATTTGAAGCTCAGAATAATCACGATATAATTTTGGAAAACAAATGGTTAGAAGATAAAATAATTATAACATTAGATGGTAATGGGGCTTCATATAAAGGAAAGGTAATAAAAACCAAAAAGATAGAAAATGCAGATGTAAGTGGGGCTGGTGATACATTTGTGGCTGGGTTTGTTGCAAGATATTTAAATTGCCAAAATGTGGAAGAATCCATTGAGTGGGCAAACCATTGTGCAGGGGAAGTTGTAAAGAAAAAAGGAGTTTCTGTATTTACAACCTAAAAATTAAAAAACAATATAGTTATATATACAAACAAAAAAACAATAATTTATGGCAGGGTTAGATAACATACCTCAACAACAGCAAATTACAATTGAAACCGCAAAAATTGATGCGGATACTCTAAAATCAATTACTGAATTAAATCAAAAAATTCAAGGTTTAATTTTAGATTTTGGACAAATCTACATTCGTAGAAAAGAAATTCAAGACGAAATGGTAAGGATGGATGACTTTTTAGAAAAAAGTGAAGATGAATTTAAAGTATTAAATATCCAACTTAGAGATGTTATTGATGGGTTAGATGAGAAATATCCACAATGTAGATTGGATATTCAAAACGGAACACTTCAATATCAACCAGGGGCTCCTACCAAAAAGCAATTAGCAGAAATGCAAAGACAGCAACAACAATCACCAGCGCAGGAAGGTCCAACTGGTATGAAAGTTGTAAAAGAATAATCCCAAATATTTATATAGTATAGAAACTATATGAAGGGATTAGCAAAATTTTTGGTGGAAACAATATTGGGAGAAGCGGCTAAGATAGACAAAGTGGTTGTTGTCTATTCAGGCCGCTTTCAACCATTTCATAAGGGTCACTACGCAACGTATGACCATTTGGTTAAGAAGTTCGGAAAGGACAACGTATATATAGGAACTTCAAATGTAACCGATTCAAAAAAATCTCCATTTAATTTTAAGGAAAAGAAAGCAATAATGATGAAGATGTTTGGTGTACCATCAAACAAAATTGTCAATATTCGTAATCCTTATGCTCCTGAAGAAATTCTAAATAAATTTGATGAAGATACAACTGGTTTTATAACTGTAGTAGGTGAAAAAGATTCTTCTCGTTTAAGTGGCAAATATTTTACTCCATATAAAGGTAAAGTAGAACAAGGGTATTTAGATAAAGGATATGTGTATGCAGCACCTGCACAACCTAATGCTATTAGTGGTACTGATGTTCGTTATTGGTTAAGTGCAGGAACTACTGAAGATAGAAAGAAAGGGTTTATGAAAGCATACCCTAAGTTTGATGACCAAATATTTAAATTAATAACTCTCAAACTTAAATCTCTTAAAGAATATATCAACGAAGAAATAAAATTAAATGTAAAGGTTGGTGACCAAATCCTTATGGGTAAATTTAAGAACAAAAAAGTAATTGTTAAATCCATAGGTAAAGATGAGTGGGGAATGCCAACAATTAATGGTAAGAAAGTAGTAACATTTAGAATTCCTAAAAAAGAAAATTTAAAAGAAGCAACAGGCGGAAGTGGTGGATTTACAGCAGGAGATGAACCTGATATGTCATTTGTAGCTGATGGTCAAAAAAGAATATTAAATAAAGCTAAGCCTGAAAATTGGTATAAACAAGGTGGATATGTTCAGTTAGAAGAACCTACTGCAGATGCAATGAGGGGTAGAGGTAAAACTAAAGATAAAGAATCCCAATTTAGAAAAGCTATTTATAAAGTACAAAATGTTGTTCAGAGTACTCTTAATCCAGCGGATGACCCTCACACTGTGGAAAATTGGCAAGAAGTTAATAGAGAAGTTCCTTTGGAAAAACCAAAAAGATTTTGGGAATTACCTAAAAATCAAAAACCACAAATAATTTCAAAAGAAGATATTAATGAAATTATTGATGAAATGGAACAATCATTATTAGATGAGATGGGATTGCCTGGCGGAGCTGGTGTTGGTTTAAGTTTAGCTGGTGGATATATTAATGGTGCACCAAATCCAAAGGATGTTAAGAAATTAAAATCTAAGTTGGATAAAGATGGTAGTGAAGAATACACTAAGGTAAAAGAAGTTATAAATACAAAAAATCACAAACCCGTAAAAAAAGGTGGTGCAGACGATAGATTTAACCATCATCATAAAACATCAACTTATGCTCCTGATTATGGCCATTCTGCTGAATTAGATACAATTGATTTTGATGATGATAGAGAAAAAGAAGTAGGACATCAAACAAATACAAAAGATAAACAAAATAAAGGATATGAACCAGTAAAAGAAGATAACGTTCTTAAAGGTGGTAAAGCAGATGGAATGACTCTTAAAGATATTGCAAAACATCACAACGTAGATGTACAAACAATCAAAAACGAATTTATTAAAGGGTATGCAATAGAAAGAGAACATACAAAAGATTCTAATATAGCAAAAGAAATTGCATTAGACCATTTATACGAACACCCATCTTACTACACTAGATTAGCGGTTGTTGATGAAAGAAACATAAACGAAACAACAGCAAATGGAGCATTTTATAATGATGGTAATACAACAACTGGTTATATTTGGAATTCGGATTGGGACGATTTTGAAAATCAAGATTATTATTTAGATGGATTGGAAGGCTGGGAGTTATTTGATGATAGTCCAGCAGAAAGAGAAATAAAAAGTTCAAAAGACCAAACATTACCATTACATAATCATTCTGATGACAAAACATCAAAATATAGTAGAATAGCTAAATTAGGACTAAAAGCACCAGCTGATTTTTTAAAAGAAGAATTAATTTTAGAAGGTGGTGCATATGGACATATGGCCCACCCATTTGATATTGAGATGGGTTTAACATTTGGTGACCTTAAACAAATAGTAGTAAGAGCTCTCAATGGTGATTTAGAATTAGCAAGAGAGAAGACAGATGGGCAGGCATTGGCAGTTAGTTGGGTAAATGGTAGATTAGTTGCTGCTCGTAACAAATCGCATTTAAAAAACAAAGGTGAAGGAGCTATGACAATAGGACAAGTAGCGGATAAGTTTGCAGGCAGAGGTGGATTAACCGATGCATACAATTTTGCTATGAAAGACCTTTCTATGGCGATATCTCAATTATCAGAACCACAACGTAAAATGATATTCAAAGGTGGAAGTTGTTTTATGAATTTGGAAGTAATATATCCAACATCGGTAAATGTAATTCCTTACGGACAACCATTATTAGTATTCCATGGTACGTTTGAATATGATAAAGAAGGAAATATAATTGGAGAAAATCAACAGGCTGCTAAAGTATTGGCTGGTATGATTAAGCAAGTAAATGCACATGTTCAATCTAAATATACAATCCAAGGACCACCAATACAAAAACTACCAAAATCAGAACATCTTTCCAAATTGCAGGGAAAATATATTTCAATGATTAATAAATTACAATCTGAATTTGGATTAAGCGATTCAGATGGAGTTGCAGATTATCATCAGGCTTGGTGGACGGATTTTGTAGAAAAGAAAGCAAAAAAATTAGATACACAAGAAAAAATAGGATTGGTTAAGCGATGGGCTTTTGGTGATAAATCATTCCGTATTAATACAATTCAAGACGCAAAATTAAGAGCTTGGGCTGAACAAACTGATAAGCAAGACCAGCAAAAAATATCTAAGCAAAATCTAATGAGATTTGAAGAAATATTTTTAGGTGTGGGCGCAGACGTACTTTCATTTATGAGTTCAGTACTTACAGCAAATCCTGATTCAGCTAAAAAACAAATGGTTTCTAGATTAGAATCAACCATACAACAGGTTAAAGCAAGTGGTGACCCAAAGAAAATTCAAAAACTTAAATTGGAATTACAAAGATTAAACGCTTTGGGTGGATTTGAAAAAATTGTTCCAAATGAAGGTATAGTTTTCATTTATGGGGGAAATACCTATAAATTGACTGGAGCATTTGCACCCCTAAATCAAATATTGGGTATCTTCTTTGAAAAGTAATCGTTTTATTTAATTCTGATATACTTATATATACAAATATATCTTAATTAATATGTCAAAGGAATTTCAGAAAAAATTTATGCATCCCACCCGCCGAAAGCTGGTAAATATGGTATTAACAGGTGGGGACTACGAAAAAGAAACTTCAATATCATTTGCAAATGCAGATGCATCTTCTGAAAAAAATCGTAAAAGAGAAGTTGGTGAAACTTGGACTGATTCTGAAGGTAAAACTTGGGAACAAAAAGAATATGGAAAGGTAAGAATAAATGAATTATCAGAAACAATGTCAGATGTTAGAGATTACCTATCTAAATTAAACACCTGTAAATCTGAAAATTGTAATACAATTAAATTAAGTAGAGCAGATAAAAAACTTATTTCTAAGACAGGATATTGTGCAACTTGTTTAGGTAAGAGAGAAACTATTATAAAAATAGATGGATTGTGGGAACAATATGAGCATTATAAAATGTTAAATAATATTATATCAAGAGGTAAAGATATATTAGAACAATTACATCAAGCATATAAAGATGCAAAGCAAGAGTATGAATTTGTACATGAGGATGGTAAAATTGAAAAATGGGTATTAGAGAAAGATGTAAATGAACTTAAAGCAGAAATACTTTCGGATATTACATTTTATGAAGGTGAGGTAGAACAAGCAATAAAATGGAGAAATGAGGCTTGGGATAAATTAAAAGATAAAAACTACGATTTAGTAAAACCACCAGTAGATTAATGGCTCAGAATTTAGGAATAACACAAAAAAAATCTTTAAAAGAGATTATAGCTGAAGAATACAAAAAGTGTGCTACGGACCCAATACACTTTATGAAAAAGTATTGTATGATTCAGCATCCGGTGAGAGGTAAGATACCATTTCACCTTTTTCCATTTCAAGAAAAAACTTTAACTGAATTTCATAAAAATAGATTTAACATAGTTCTTAAATCTCGTCAAACTGGTATATCAACACTTTCTGCTGGATATTCACTTTGGAAAATGTTATTTAATACAGATTTCAATGTGTTGGTTATTGCTACTAAGCAAGATGTAGCAAAAAACTTAGTAACTAAGGTAAGAGTAATGCATGAATTACTTCCTAGTTGGTTAAAAGGTGGTTCTTTGGAAGATAACAAACTTTCCCTTCGTTTACAAAATGGTTCTCAAATTAAGGCTATTGCATCTTCACCGGATGCAGGACGTTCTGAAGCCCTATCTTTACTTATATTTGATGAGGCTGCATTCATTGATGAAATTGATGAGATTTGGGTAGCTGCTCAATCTACATTATCAACGGGTGGTAGTTGTATTGCATTATCTACCCCAAATGGTGTTGGTAATTGGTTTCATAAAACTTGGTTAGGTGCAGAAGATGGTACAAATCCATTTAATACTATTAAACTACATTGGACAGTACACCCTGAAAGAGACCAAACTTGGAGAGATGAGCAAGAAAAACTATTAGGGCAGAAAAAAGCAGCGCAAGAGTGTGATTGTGACTTCGTATCTTCTGGTGATACAGTTATAGACCCAGAACTACTTATGTTTTATAAAGAAACATATTGTCAAGACCCAATTGAAAAAACTGGATTTGATGGAAACCTTTGGAGATGGGAATACCCAACCGCAAATGGTTCTTATATGGTTGTAGCTGACGTGGCAAGAGGTGATGGTTCTGACTTTTCAGCATGCCATGTAATTGATATAATCAATGCAACACAAGTAGCTGAATATAAAGGTAAAATTGATACTAAAGATTTTGGAAATTTTTTGACAAACTTATCAACTGAATATAATGATGCTTTGCTTGTAGTAGAAAACTCAAACATTGGTTGGGCATGTATTCAACAATGTATAGATAGACAATATAAAAATCTATTCTATATGAGTAAGGATTTAAAATATGTGGATGTAGAACATCAAATGAAAAACAAATATAGAGCAGACGAAAGAGGTATGGTTGCTGGATTTTCAACTACAACTAAAACTAGACCACTTATTATTTCTAAATTAGATGAATATTTTAGAGAAAAAGCCGTAACAGTTCGTTCAAATAGACTTATAGATGAATTGTTTACATTCATATTTCATAATGGTAGAGCTGAAGCTATGAAAAGTTATAACGATGACCTTACTATGGCTTTTTGTATAGGGTTATGGGTAAGGGATACCGCATTACGTTTAAGACAAGAAGGAATAGACCTAACAAAAAGAACATTGGGAGGAATTTCTTCAAATATGCAGCACGCTGGGGTATATGGACCTTCTGATAGAAATGATAACCCTTGGAAAATGAGGATAGGAGATGATATAGAGGACCTTACACAATGGCTGTAAAAATGTAGGGTTTTGACAAATACTGATATTTATGATATATGTCAAAATAAAAGGAGAGCAAAATGATTAAATTAACTAATATACTAAAAGAAGATGAATACATAGATAAAGCGTATTCAAAAGGTGATACTCCAGCAGATAATCCAATTGATGATTATGATGAATTAGATGTAGAGCAAGAAGATATGGATGATTTCATAGCATATCTTAAATCATATTCTCAATCTTTGGATGAGGCTGGGTGTAATTGTGTTTACGAAGCCGAATATCAAGGTAGACAAGTTAAATTGGGCAAACCAATGCAAGGGGATGTAAAGAAATTTAAGGTATATGTTAGAAATCCTAAAACTAATAAAATTGTTAAAGTAAATTTTGGTGACCCGAATATGAGAATTAAGAAGTCTAACCCAGAAAGAAGAAAATCTTTCAGAGCTAGACATAATTGTGATAATCCTGGTCCAAGAACTAAAGCAAGATATTGGTCTTGTAGAAAATGGTAAAATAAATTATGGCAGAACAATTCCAAGACGATAGAAGTTTCTTTGGGAGACTGAAAAAATTATTTTCAACTAATGCAATCGTAACCGTTGATAAAGATGGTAAACGTAGAGTAGTGGATGTTGAAGATAGACAAATGAATACAAACTTTGTGAACCTTAGAGATAGGTACACAAAACTACAAAGGTCTTATTTCGAAACGCATCAAGGTGCACAATCAATGGCATATCATCAAGTTCGTAGAGAACTTTTTAGAGATTATGATGCTATGGATATGGACCCAATTATTGGTTCAGCATTAGACATATATGCAGATGAATCCACAACTAAGAACGAATATGGTGATGTTCTTCAAATCAAATCAACGAATGAGAATGTAAGAGAAATGCTTCACAACTTATTCTATGATATAATGAATGTTGAATTTAACTTATGGCCTTGGATTAGAAACTTAGTAAAATATGGTGATGCGTTTTTAGCATTAGAAATTATGCCTGGTAAAGGTATCATCAACGTAGCACCACACTCAACTTATAACGTAGAAAGATTAGAGGGAACTGACCCAAATAATCCTGATTACGTTAAGTATAGAGTTGAATTAGATAGATTTGGTAAAAAGGAATATGAGCAATATGAAATGGCTCACTTTAGAATGTTATCAGATACCAACTTCCTTCCATATGGTAAATCTATGGTAGAAGGTGCAAGAAGAATTTGGAAACAATTATCTCTTATGGAAGATGCGATGTTAATCCATCGTATTATGAGAGCACCTGAAAAAAGAGTATTCAAAATTGATATAGGTAATATCCCACCGCAAGAAGTGGATAACTATATGCAGAAGATTATCAACAAAATGAAAAAAACTCCATTTGTTGATAAAAACACCGGTGATTACAACTTAAAATATAATATCCAAAACCTTACTGAAGATTTTTTCCTACCTGTGCGTGGTAGTGATAGTGGTACAAATATTGAAAACCTACAAGGTTTAGAATATGCAGCAATTGAAGATATTGATTACTTAAAGAATAAATTATTTGCAGCTTTAAGAGTTCCAAAGGCTTACTTATCTTATGATGAGAACGTAAATGGTAAAGCTACATTGGCTGCAGAAGATGTTCGTTTTGCAAGAACTATTGAAAGAATTCAACGTACAGTTGTTAGTGAATTAGCAAAAATTGCAGTAGTTCACTTAGCAGCAAATGGTATTGAGGATTCAGAAATGACAAACTTTGAATTAAGTTTGACAAACGCTTCTACAATTTATGAGCAAGAAAAAGTTAATTTATGGTCTGAAAAGGTTAGATTAGCAACTGATGTAAAAGCACTTAATATGTTGTCTTCGGATTGGGCTTATCATAATATATTTGGATTATCCCAAGATGAAGTAGATATTGAAAGAGCTAAGGTGATATTAGACCTTAAAGACCGTTTCAGACAAACATCAATAGAACAGCAGGGACAAGACCCAGCAAACCCACCACAACAACAAAATGTTGAAGAAGAAATCAGTAAATTAAAAACTGAAATAGAATTAAATAGGGGAGTTGGTAGACCAAAAGAAGGAAACACTTATGGTAAGGATAAACATCCATATGGTAGAGACCCATTAGGAGATGCTGAGAACCATAAAGAAAGAAAGAGAGAAGATAGAACATTAAACACAAACGCTAAAAAACTCGCACGTGAATATATAAACGGAATTTCATCAAAAAAGAAGGTTTTGACCGAAAAATCGGGTATGCTTGATGAGAAAAACTTATTAGATGATTCTAAAATTTAATAAAGAAAAATTTGTTTATATTTATATGTGTTAGTTTATAGGGTAGAATAAATATAGGGTAAGTAAATGAAAAAAATTAAACATTCCAAGTTTAAGAATACTGGAGTGTTATTTGAGCTTTTAGTAAGACAAATAACGCTTGAAATTCTTAATGGAGATAAATCTGAAAATGCAAAGAAAATTGTAGCAGAATTCTTTGCTCCCAATACGGAGTTGAACAAAGAATTACGTCTCTATGATATACTTTTAAAAGAAAAATACAATACCGAAACAAAAGCGGATAAATTGGTTGAGACGGTTTGTGATGCACATACTAAATTAAATCACAATTCATTATCCAAAGAAAAATTTAATCTTATTAAAGAAATTTCAGCAAAATTTGATATTGAACAATTCTTATCATCCCCTATTTCTAACTATAAAGTACTAGCATCAATCTATAAAGTATTTGAATCTAAAAGAGCAGAAGGATATGATATTAAAGATATTTTTAATTCTAAGATTACCCTAATCGAAAATATAACTTCAAAACCCGCTCAACAAATTCAACCAGCTGAAGATAAAAAGTTGATTGAATCCTATAAACAACAAGACAAAGACCTTAGATTACTTACCTATAAGATTCTAGTAGAAACTTTCAACAAAAAATACACAAATTTAAATGATTCTCAAAAAAATTTGTTGAAAGAATATATAAATAATATCTCTAATACTACAAAATTCAAAGATTATGTTGGACAAGAATTACCAAATATAATTTCTGAATTAAATAGTATTAAAGCTAAATTAAAAGATAAAGTTACACAAATTAAACTATCAGAAACTATTTCCGTTTTAGAAAAAATGAAAATTGGAAAGACTGTATCTGATTCTCAAGTTTCATCTATTATGCTTTCGTATGAGCTAATAAAAGAACTTAAATCTAAAGTAAAATAATGGAAGCAAGATTAAAAGAAGCTATTCGTAAATACGTTAGAGAGAGAAACATTCAAAAAACTTTGGATGAGATGTCAGTAACTGGTAATGTGGCGGGGTATGATACCCCAGCTGCATTTTCAAAACCTGGTCAAACCGCAAAGAAAAATAAAAGATTAGCAAACGTAAGTGGTGGAACTGTAGTAGATAACCTAGAAGAAGGTGAAAAAGATTGGGCTTTGGGAGATGTACCTGCTAGTAGAAAAGAAGCATTACCAATGAAACCAACAGCTGCAAAAAAAGATATTGACAAAGCTAAAGTAGCAGATATTAGTGGTATGATTGTAGCAGAAAATAGATGGTTAGAATTAAAAAGAGAAATGTCTTCACCAAAAGCAAAAGTTGGTAGAGGTGTTTCAAATATACATAAACAACTTTCTGAAATAGAGAAGTTTGTAAATTGGTATTCTAAAATTAAGACTGAAAACGGACTTAAAAAAGAAGATTACTGGAAAAGAACAAACGCATCTCTATACAAAATCAGAGAAAGGTTAATGGGAATAACTGAAAAATTAAGAACATTATAATATGCCAGCAGTATCAAAAGCACAGCAAAAATTTATGGGAATGGTTCATGCAGTACAAAAAGGAGACATGGAAGCACCATCTAAAGAAGTTGAGAAAGCGGCAGATTCAATGTCAAAAAAAGATGCTAAAGATTTTGCATCTACAAAACACAAAGGATTACCTATGCACAAAGAAACTATATCAAAAGAAAGACTAAAAGAATTAGTAAGAGAAGTAATGAAGGAAGAATCTGAATATCAGGCTTTCTTTAAAAAAGCTTTAGAAAAAGCAGGTAAATCCATTCCACAAATGAGTGATGATGAAAAAAAATCATTCTTTGATAAAATAGATACCGCTTGGAATAACAAAGGTGAGAAGAACGAAGACCTTAAAGGTGACCAACATAAATTAGATGTGGATAAAGATGGTGATATTGAAGGAGATGATTTAGCAGATTTAAGAGCTGGTAAAACAAATGAAGATATTTCAGCTGAATTACCAAAAGCACAAATTCCATCAAATGTTAAACAAAGATTAGGTATTGCAATTGATAAAATTAAAGATGCAAAACTAAACAATATTCAAAAACTTCAATTAATAGCTCAAGTTGTTGATGCAATTGGTGTTGATAAATCTCAATTAGGTATGATGGCTAGTAAGATTAGAAGTAAAATGGAAGCTAAAAAGAAAAAATGGTAATTTAGAATGAAATCACTTTTGATAGAAACAAACTTATTTGAAGGTAAGTTAAAAGAAGATGAAGGTGGTAGAACCTTAGTTAAAGGTGTTCTACAAAGAGCTGGTGCGGAAAACCAAAATGGTAGAGTATATCCAAAACCAATTTTAGAAAGAGAAGCTAAAAAATATTTAACATTCATCAAAGAGCGTAGAGCTTTAGGTGAATTAGACCATCCAGATTCAACTGTTATTAACTTAAAGAATGTATCCCATAATATTAGAGAGATTTGGTGGGAAGGTGATGACCTATGTGGTACAGTAGAAATTTTAGGTACTCCATCTGGAAACATCTTAAAAGAATTATTAAAAGCTGGTATTCTATTAGGTATTTCTTCAAGAGGTATGGGTTCTACTAAACCTTTGAGTGGTAATAAAGTAGAAGTAGCAGAAGATTTTGAATTGATTGGTTGGGATTTTGTTTCTAACCCATCTACACATGGTGCATTTATGGTCCCAATGAATGAGTCCGTAAATCCACTAAAACAAATTGGTACTGATGTTTGTGGTGAATACTGCAAGGCTCAGGATTTAATGAGAGAAATTATAACTGAAATAGCATAAAATGAGCAAGAATTTTGATTTATACAGCTACGTTCACAACAACAAATTCAAATTGAAAGTTGAAGAACCTAAGCATGTAACTAAGGTAGCTAAGGGATACAATGATATTCGTAAGACTGCTTTAACTGAAGTAAAGATTAAGGATGGTAAGTTTTCTATAAAAGAGAACTTAGAACAACCTGATAGAAAACTATCTTTGGAAGTTAAAAAGCATTTCTTAGAAATCATTTCAACTTACAATACTTTCCAAGACCAAATGAAACGTAATTCAGATATGACTGAAATTGCAGAAACATTAGGTGCTATTACTGAAGCTGCAAAAGAATTATCATTAAGAGAAGCTAACGATTGGTTTGATGCTCAGACTGTAAAAAGAAATATGAGTGAGTTGGATAAGTTGGGTAAGCAATTTGATAAATTTGCTGTTGAAGCAAAAGCAATGGATGAAAGATTACATGCTTTATATGAAGATATGGGTCACATCCTAAATCGTTATTATGAAATCTCTGACATTCCAACTGATGTAATGAGAGAAAGACTTGCAATGAAAAAGAAATAAGAATGATTCGTTTAACTGATTTAGCTGGTAAAGGTTCTTTCACTATGGGTGGTAAGAAATTTGAATATGGTAAAGTTTATTCTAATCCATATGCAACCGCATTTAAACCTGTAAATGAAGCAGAAGAATCAGAAGACCACGAAGTTTCAATGGCTCAAAATCAGTTAGATTCTATTATTAAATCTGCAACTGAATTAAAACAAAAGATGGGTGAAAAAGAAAAGCAGATACCTGCTTGGATTCAAGACCACATTACTAATTCAGAAAACTATATTTCACAAGCGGCTTCTAACTATCACGAATATGGTGATTCAAATGAGCAAGTAAATGAGGATTTGGAAGCAGACATACTTAGAGATATGCAAAAAAGCATTAAGAATTTGCAGTACATGCTAACAAAAGCTAAAAATCCTAAAGAAAAAGAAAACCTTAAAGCTAATATTGCTGCTACTATATCAACTATCAATTGGTATAAAAATAAAAGCAAATATGAATCGGTAAATGAAGCCCCAGCTAAAACAAAAGGTGAAAAAATACAAAGATATAACGATAGAGTTAAAAAGCTTAGAGATAAAATAACATCAACAAAAAATTCTGAGCAAAAGATGAAGTATCAAACTACATTAAAAGGAATACTTCAGAGATTATCAGATATAAGAAAAGACCACGGAATTAAAGCACCACATAGAGAAGGTGTAACTGAAATAAAATTTGATGAAATTAAAGTTTTATCAAAAGAAGAATTTCAAAACGAAGCAGGTCCTTGTTGGCAGGGATATAAGCAAGTTGGTATGAAAAACAAAGGTGGAAAGCAAGTTCCAAATTGTGTTCCTGAAAGTGTAGTAAACGAAGCAAGAAGCGTAGGACAAATTCAAAAAGATTTTTCCAAAGTAATTGCAGCAATAGCATCTGAATTAGAAAAATATAAATCAGTTAAAGGTACTGATAAAGCAAAACAATATATTGCTAATCTAAAAAAACTTAACGCAGCCAAAGAAAAATTAGAATCAGAAATGGACTATGTAGTTAGTAACATTTATGCTGATGCTGAATTAGAAGAAGGTTGTGGTTGTAAATAATTTCTAAAGAATTTTTTAGAAAATTACGTTTTAAATATATTTTATATATTTATTCTTACAATAACACATTTCTATATGTGTTTTTTATTGGTAGTGAATACTCACCTTTTATGTGTAGTGACCAAATGCCAATCAAATAATTCTATTTAAGCTCAATATTTTTTAATAGCTTAAGAAATCCGAAATAATAAGGAAAAAATGGCAAGTTCAAAATTGTTGAAAGAAGCAATTGCTGATGCTAAAGCTGTACGTGAAACTGCTATTGCTAACGCTAAAATCGCACTTGAAGAAGCGTTTACTCCAAGACTACAATCTATCCTTTCTAAGAAGCTACAAGCTGAAATGGAAGGTGAAGAAGAAGAAGCTGAAGTAAATGAAGATAATCAAGCATCAAGCGAAATTGGTGGTGGTGATAACAAAATGCCGTCAGACAAAGTACACACAGCACAAACTGACCTTAGTGGAATCGCTAAGCAATCAGGAGAGCCAGGATCTGAAGTTGAAGACTATGATAAGGTAAAAGACCTTAACGAAGAAGAGTCTGAAGATGAAGATAAGGCTGAAATGAAAGAAGCTGAAGGTGATGATGAAAAAGCTGAAGAACCAATGAAAGAAGGCGAAGATGAAATGGACATGGATGACATGGACGATGAGTCTGACGATGACGATGAATTGGATTTAGAAGCTATCATCAAAGAACTAGAGGCTCAAATCGCTGAAGAAGAAGGCGAAGAAGAAATGCCGGCTGAAGAGCCAGCAGTAGAAGGTGAAGAAGCACCGGTTGAAGAACCAGTAGCTGCTGAACCTGCAGTTGAAGCTGAAGAAGTTCCAACTGAAGAACCAGCTCACGATGATGAGGAAATCGACTTAGATGAAATCTTACGTGAAATGGGATATGGTGATGACGAAGAGAAAGTTGAAGAAGCTGAAGAACCAGCTCACGACGAAGAAAAAGAGAAAATGGCTGAGGAACTTAAAGAAGCTTATTCTACAATCAAATCTTTGAAATCAACTATCAACGAAGTAAATTTGTTAAATGCAAAATTACTTTTCGCAAACAAATTGTTCCGTTCTTACAACTTAACTAACGAACAAAAAGTAAAAGTAGTTGAGAATTTGGACAGAACAACTTCTGTAAGAGAAGTTAAATTGGTTTACGCAACTTTAGCAGAAAGCATGAAGTTCACTGGTACTGAAAGAAAAGTAGCAGCTAAGAAGACAATGACCGAAGGTTTTGCTTCTAAGCCACAAGCTACAACAGCTCCTAAGAAAGAAATCATCGCTGAAAGCTCTAACGAATTAGCAAATCGCTTTAAGCAATTAGCTGGTATCGTTAAATAATAACAAACAAACAAAAACATAAGTAAAAATGGCAAATTTTGATTTAGGTAAACTTATGGAAGGCAAAAACCCACAAGCTGTAATGTTGGCTGAAACACGTCAATTGAAGAACAAATGGGAAAAAACTGGTCTTCTTGAAGGTTTAAAAGAAAGAGAGCAACACTCTATGGCAGTGTTGTTAGAGAACCAAGCTAAGCAATTGCTTGACGAGGCTACTCAAACTGGTACTTCAGCAGGTTCTGAAGAATGGTCTGGTGTTGCATTACCATTAGTAAGAAGAATCTTTGGTGAAATTTCTGCGAAAGAATTCGTAAGTGTTCAACCAATGAACCTTCCTTCTGGTCTTGTATTCTTCTTAGATTTCAAATATGGTTCAGCACAAGGTGGTGAAGCTCAATTCGGTGGTAAATCACTTTTTGGTGGTACTAACGCTACTGGTTCTGCTTCTAACTTCGGTAGAACTGACGCAGCTGTAAATGGTCTTTACGGTGAAGGTAGAAACGGATACTCAGTAAATGATGCATCTGTAACTGTAGCAGCTTCAAACATCACTTCAGCATCTGCAACATGGGCTGATTTAGGTTTTGATGCAGCATTATCTGCTTCTGTAGCAGCTAACAAAATTGTTAAATTAACAATTGCAAAATCTAACATTTCTTCAGTAGCTGATACTGAGGCTGTTAGAAGCTTCCAAGCTAAGAACGTTGCTTCTGTAGCAGCATTCAACAACACAAACACTACATTAGGTCAATTCAACTATGTAAGTGGTAACAACGTAACATTGTTCGTTTCTGCTTCTTCATTAGCATTGGCTGGTGGTGCAACTTCAGTTATCTATTCTGAGCAACCAGTTGCTTACGATAGAGGTGATTTTGAAGATTCAACTGCAAACAACTTAGGTAACACAACAACTGCGTTGGATATTCCTGAGATTGATCTTGAATTAAAATCAGAGGCTATCGTTGCTAAGACTCGTAAGTTGAAAGCAGTATGGACTCCTGAATTAGCGCAAGACCTTAACGCTTATCATTCAATTGATGCAGAAGCTGAATTAACTTCTATGTTATCTGATTATATCTCTCTTGAGATTGATCTTGAAATCTTAGACATGTTAAAAGCTAACGCATTGACTGTTGATTACTGGTCAGCAACAATTGGTGAAGAATATTTGAACAACGGAGCTACAGGCCAATCAGCTTGGGGTTCTTCAGTACCTTCTGGTGCAAACACTTACTATACTAAGAATACTTGGTATCAGACTTTAGGTGTTAAGTTGAACAAAGTTTCTAACAAAATCCACCAATTAACACTTCGTGGTGGTGCTAACTTCGTAGTAGCATCTCCTGATGTATGTACTATCTTAGAATCAATTCCTGGATTCACTGTAAACGCTGATAAAGATGCAATGCAATTTGCAGCTGGTGTTACTGCAGTAGGTTCTATGAGCAACAGATTCACTGTGTACAAAAACCCATACATGACTTCTAACGAAATCTTAATGGGCTTCAGAGGAAATAACTTCCTTGAGACTGGTGCTGTTTACGCTCCATATGTACCATTGATTATGACTCCATTAGTGTACGACCCACAAAACTTCACACCAAGACGTGGAGTTATGACTCGTTACGCTAAGAAGATGGTAAGGCCCGAATTTTACGGTAAGATTTTGGTTAAAGATTTGGCTAATATCTAATCTTTGCAGAATCAAACTAACGATTCATAATAAAATTGGGGAGAAGAAATTCTCCCCTTTTTTATGCTTTTTGGTAGAATTCATAATACTTATATAAAAGTGAGTTTTATGGATAAACAATTTATTTACAAATTAACTTCTCCAAGCGGAAAAGTTTATATTGGTAGAACTTGTAATTTTGAACAAAGAATGATTGAACATAAAGCAGGTGCAAAAAAAATTATGCATAGGTCTTTATATAAAGCAATAAGAAAATATGGATGGGATGCTTTTACAAAAGAAATAATAGCAGAATGTGATGGAGAAGAAAATGCACAAATTATTGAAGAAAGCCTTATAAAAAAGTTTAATTCAGTTAAAAAAGGATATAATGATACATATGGTGGTAATGGAAGAAATATGTGGAAAGAAAATCCTGAATTAGTTGAAAAACTTAAAAATACTTTAAGCAAAAAATTCTCTGGTGAAAAAAATCCAATGTATGGAAAATCACATTCCGATTCAGCAAAACAAAAACAAAAAGAAAAAGCAAAAGGACGTTATTCATTAGAGTGGTTTAAAGAAAGAAATGGTGAAGAAGAAGGATTGAGACTATATGAAGAAAGAAGAATGTGGTTAAAAAATAGAAATTTAAAAAAAGATGAAAGTGGGAGGTTTATAAAGGTTTTATAAATTTTAGAATATTTATATGTGTTATACTACAATTTACACAAGAAATAAATAAAAAATGGCATTATTTTATAATACCGATGGAACTATATCAAATGTTGAAATTAACGCAATAATTTATGGTAAAGTAACATCATCTTTAGCAACTACACCAACAATTCAACAAGCATTTGAAGCATCCGCATCTAATGCAGCAGCTCAAACGGCAAATCCAACAAGAACAAATAGAACAAATACTGGTTCTTTATATGTTAAAAGTGGTGCAACAATTAATAGAATTGAAGGAACATTTGTTCAATATCCTTGGCCAACGGGCTCAGCACCATCTGGTTCACCTTTATATGCAAATGGTGTATTGGTAAGTTCATCTCAGCAAGCTAATTCGGTTTTATATGGTAGTGGATTGAGTCATTATGGCAATCAAAATTATTTCCCAACAACCGCATCTTTGGTAATTAAAAAAATAACAACAGCTGATAAAGCGGCTTTAGGATTACCATCGGTAGGCGCACATGCTTTGCCTGTATTTTATTCATCTGCATCTTGGTCAGAGGTTGGTAACACAAATGGACATATTTCAGCATCAATAGCTACGGGTAGTATATTAAAACTTTCAGTAACTCGTTCATACTTTGAACCTAGATTTGTATCTGAAAGTGCAACTAAATTTACTTTAGTTTCTTCAAATATAAATTCAAATTTAAATACATATAATACTCTTAGCGGTAGTGTAAGTGCTTCTGTTGAGTATTCTCATTATGTTTTATTTGTTTCTACATCTAGAGCATTAATGGGAACTTTGCAAAGTAATGGTACATATTTATCATTACCACTTTAATAAAAAAATAAAATTTAGAAAAAGGGGGTGAGAAATCACTCCCTTTTTTATTCATAAGATTTTAATATTTATATTTAAATAAATTAAGATATGGGACAAATAAAAGGTACACCTGAACTATCCGTTCAAAACCAAGCATACACAAACTTATATGGAGTTGGTAATGCAGCTAATAGAGATATGGGTACTACGCCTGTAATGATTGATGATGACAGAAACTTAAACGAACTTATTGATTCTGGTTCTTGGAAATTTACAAGTGGGTATGCAAAAGATACCGATTTAACGGATGGTACAATTAATGCAAGATTTGATACACTTACCGCAAACGAATATCATATAACCGTATATTCTTCATCAGTTTTATATGCGGGTGGTTCAAACAAATTTGGTAATGATGCAAATGATGTAACCGAAATAACAGGTTCATTCAACGTAAGTGGTTCTACATATCAATTTGGTAATAATACTTTAGTTGGTAATACTATTTTAAGTGGTAGTATTGAAGTTAGTGGTAGTTCTAATTTTAAGAATTCTATATTCATTGTAACCGGTTCGGCATTCTTTACTGGTTCACATAGAGTTATTGGACAAACAATAATAAGTGGTAGTGTTTATATAGCAAGTGGTTCATCTTATTATAGAAATGACCATAAGTTATTCAATTATGGACAATGGTGTTCTTTGGAAACTCAATCCGGTTCGGCAAATACCGCATATCCAATGAAATTAGGAACTCAAATGGATGGTGCAGAAGGTATTACTATTGAAAGTAATGCAAGTGGATTCCCAACAAGAATTAAAGCACATAATACGGGATTATACAACATTCAATTTTCAGCACAACTTACTAATACTGCAAATACTAACATTACATTTGATGTTTGGTTTACATATACCGGAAGTAATATAGATAATTCAAATACGCAACTGGATGTAAACAAATCGGCAGGACAGTTGGGTAGAAGTGTTGCTGCTTGGAACTTACTAACACCAATTCAAGCAAACGATTATGTTGAAATTGTGTGGAGTTGTACAGCTGCAACGGGACAACTTGTTTACATTGGTACACAAACAACACCAACTAGACCGGCAATTCCTTCGGTGATAGCAACTATAACTCAAATAGCATAATAAAAAGAAATACTATTTTTTTATTTTACCCCTTTCGTTAAACTTTATATTTATAGTGGTAAACACATTAAATATATGGCAGCAGGAAAATATTCTTTTATTATAGAGCAAGGTGCAACTACAAATTTTCAAATAAATTGGACAGACGAAAGTGGTTCTGCGATTGATTTATCAGGTTATCAAGCAAGAATGCAATTGAGAGCCGATTATAATTCATCACCAATTCTTTCATTATCATCATCTTTAAAAGGGGATGGGACTGGAATTAATTTGAGTGGTTCAAATGGAACAACTCCATTATCATCTGGCTCTTTGGCTGTATATATTTCAGCAGCATCTTCATCTCTTTTAGATTTTGGTGAAGCATTTTACGATTTGGAAATGGTAAAAGGAAATGAAGTTACTCGTCTTTTAGAAGGAAAAGTTAAGTTATCCAAAAACGTAACTAAGTAAGATGTCAGTTGAAATAAAAAAAGATATAACAACTGTCCAAGTTGAAGTCCCAAAGACTAACGTAGCAGTAGAAAACGCTGTTACACAAATTAATGTCCAAACAACTCAACCTTTACTAACAATAGCATCGGCAGGTGTTAGTGGTAGAGATGGTACTTCCGGAACATCTGGAACTTTTGGTAATAGATTAAGTAGTTCACTTTATATATCAGGTTCAATTATACCAAATACCGCAGCTGGTAATTTAACATCATCATTTAGTTTAGGTTCACAAACAAATGCTTGGAAAGACCTTTGGATTTCAAAAGGAACAATTTATTTTATTGGTGATAATAATGAAACCGCATCAATTTCTATAAATGCGGATAATCAAATTCAAATACAAGATATTAATCTTACAGGTTCTCTTACCGCATCTCTTAAAGAAGGATATGTTTGGGTAGGTGGACCTGAAAATGTAAGTATTATAATTCCAACATCATCTTTGGGTGGTGGTACTGGAGCAGGATTTCCATATGAAGGTGAAGCACAAATTACAGGTTCACTAATTGTAACAGGTTCAATATTTTTAAACGGAGTTAATATAGCGGGCGGTGGAGTTGGTACAAATGGGACATCTGGAACAAGCGGTATTTCAATGACTGGTAGTGCAGGAACTAATGGTACAAGCGGAACGTCTGGATTAACTATAACAGGTAGTGCAGGAACTAATGGTACAAGCGGAACGTCTGGATTAACTATAACAGGTAGTGCAGGAACTAATGGTACAAGCGGAACGTCTGGATTAACTATAACAGGTAGCGCAGGTTCGCATGGTACATCTGGTACAAGTGGTTTAACTATAACTGGTAGCGCAGGTTCGCATGGTACATCTGGTACAAGTGGTTTAACTATAACTGGTAGCGCAGGTTCGCATGGTACATCTGGTACAAGTGGTTTAACTATAACTGGTAGCGCAGGTTCGCATGGTACGAGTGGTACATCTGGAATTTCAATATTAGCGGATAGTGGTTCATTTGCAACAACTGGTTCAAACACATTTTACGGAACACAAATTTTAACTGGAAGTGGTGAGACTGTATTAAATTTAAGAGTTAATAGTGATTTTCCTTGGGCATTTACAATTGCAAATGATACTTTTAATTTAGATAATTTTGGAAATACATCTCCTTCAGCATATCAATTTGGTGGATTTATTTGGAATGATGGTAGAGCTTCATTTGGTACAACTCAAGATACCGCATTTGAATTACATGCAAATTCTCAATGGAATAATCCACAATTAATAATTTCATCATCTGGTGTAACTGTAGCAAAAGATACAAACATAAAGGGAACACTTACAGCATCATTAGCCGAAGGATATATTTGGGTTGGTGGTAGTGGTTCTAAGGCAACTTTATTAGCAACATCATCACTTGTAGCAGGTGGTGCAAATATCAACTCATCATCATTTGCAACAACTGGTTCAAACACATTTGTTGGTAATCAAACTATATCTGGTGCACTTTATATGGGAAGTGGTGATAATGAACCTAGAATTTGGTTTGGTGATGGCAATGGTTCAGTTGGATTGGGAATGGGTTCAATGACTGTAGTTGGAAACCAATTCTTAGGATTGTACGCTGGTGGAGATACTTTGACATCCATAAGTTTATATGGTATGAATGGACAGGATAGATTCACTTATGGAGATAGTGGTGGAATTCAAACACAAATAACAATTAGTGAAAGTGGTAGTTTTGATTTATTTGCTAATTTAGGAACAGCATCTTTATTAATCAATCACATTCCATACGATGCACATTTAGTAACAACACAATCATTTAATCAATATACATCATCAGTTGTAGCAACACTTCCAAATGGAGTAATAAGTTCATCTCAACAAATAACTAATTTTGGATTTGTATCATCATCAACTGCAGATACAACTCTACTAAATAATTTTACTGGTTCTATAAGAGCGGAAGTAAATGGTATTGAGGCATATACGGCATCATTAAAAGCAACCACATTGATAAGTGGAGCTGCACAAATTACAGCATTGGGATTTGGAGCAGGTGGTGGTGATACATCTCAATTAGGAATAGCAACGGCATCTTTAAATTCATATACAAGTTCAAATGATTTAGTAAGAAATAGAATATTACAAACAACCGCATCTCTTAACACATTTACCGGTTCTATAAGAGGAGAGGTCAACGGATTAGAAGCATATACAGCATCATTAAAAGCAGCAACTTTAATATCTGGGTCTGGACAACTTTCTGGATTTGCAACACTAACTGCAAATACATTCGTAGGAAATCAAATAATAACTGGTTCTTTGATAGTAAGTTCAACTGCAGTAAGTGATGCAACTTTATTGACAAGTAGTTCTAATCTTATCTTAAACTCTGGAAGTAACTTATATATCAATAATGGAGGTTTGGCTCAAATAAGTGGTTCATTTAAAGTAACTGGGTCAGCAACTATAAATGATATTTTAATACTTACACCAAGAACAACAAATCCAACAAATCCAATTTCTGGTAGTTTTATTGTTAGTTCTAGTGGAGATACAATTAAACCATTCTTTTGGGATGGTAATGATTGGCAAGCACTTTATTAATTATGGCAATAGAATTTACAAACGGATACCAAATTATTTCAAATACACCATTTTATTCTAATATTGATAATTACATAATAAATGGTGTAAGACAGGCATCTACCGGAGAATTATTTAGAAGTAATATAACTCCGAGTAGAAGAATGACAGTCACACAAACTATTACATTTACAGGATTTAGAATGGTCAGAATACCAAATGATAACTGGAATCAATTATCAACAGTTGCTTTTTATTCACCAAATGTTTCTTTAGCAGTTGTAGGTGGTAGTGGAGGAACAATTGATGGTGGGGTTTCATCTAAAAGTTTTGAGACTAAAGCAGTTACAAACCGCCCAAATGTAACAGCTCAAAGAGCAAATCAGACTTGGCAATATGATATAAACACCATTAGAGCAGTAAACAATTCAGTAACTACCTTAACACCAGGCGAATACAGCTTAACAGTATTGGGAAAAAGTGGGATTGGAAATTTGACAATAGCAACCCTAACAAATTCTTTATTTCCAATTGATACCACTAAAAAGATATATCCATCCTCAAATGTATCAACACACTTTGTAATTGAAGTGTTTTAAGGATATATCTCTCAAATAACTAATCTTCCCTTTTCTAATATTTATAGGTAACGTTAAAATAAGTACTTATAATGGCATTAGAAACTTTAATATATCCTGGCTCGTCTTCATTCTTTCCAGGTCAGACACCTTTTGGAATTTATGATAATGATTACGAATTCCAAGAAGATGCTCCAAAAGTAGCACTTTGGTGTGCTAGAAGATTGGGATACCCTATTCAAAATATTGAACTTTTAGATGAAAATTTCTACGCATGTTTTGAAGAATCGGTATCTGAATATGGAGCACAGGTAAATCAATTCAATATTCGTAATAATTTAGATACCGTAAGGGGTAAATTAAAAAATACAAATCTTTCAAATAAATTAGTTCAAGGTTCAAATTTACCAACACTTATTTCAATTTCAGATGCGTATGGTACACTTGCTGGAGTGGGTGGAAATACAGATGTTAAAAAAGGATATATTGAATTAGTACCGGGACAGCAAGAATATAATTTAGATACACTATGGAGTGCTGTTTCAGAAAGTGGAAAACGTATAGAAATTGTAAAAGTATTCCACGAACCAGTACCAGCAATCAATAGATTCTTTGACCCATATTCCGTAAGTGGACAGGGTACATTAAACCTTATTGATGAGTTTGGATTTGGTTCATACTCTCCAGCGGCACAATTTATATTGATGCCAATATTTGAAGATATGTTAAGAATTCAAGCAATTGAATTTAATGACCAATTCAGAAAATCCGCATTTACATTTAATATTGTAAATGGTAAAATGAGAGTATTTCCAAGACCAACCACAAATCACATAAATTTGTATGGTAAATTATATTTTGATTATTTTGTAAAAGATGAATTTACTGAAAACTCTACAGCAGTTACAGCAAATGTGATATCAGATTATTCGGATATTCCTTATGATTTTATGGAATATGGTGGAATTAATGATGTTGGTAAGCAGTGGATTAGAAAATATACCTTAGCGCTAGTTAAAGAGTTATTGGGAGCGGTTAGAGAAAAGTATTCACAAATTCCAATTCCTGGTTCTGAAATTAGTTTGGATGGAGCCGCATTGAGAAGTGAGGCACAAACTGAAAAAGAAGCTCTTATGACACAATTAAGAGAAACATTGGAAGAATTAGGAAGAACAAAACAATTTGAAAATAGAAATACTGAAGCTACGGCTCATCAAGAAATGTTACGAAAAGTACCACTAGCAATTTATATAGGTTAATATTATGGCAAGATTTGCATTAGCAAGGGATATAAAATTTTTTGAAGGTATATCAAGAGAATTGGTAGATGCTGTCATTGAAACTACTGTAATTTTATATAAATTAATTATAGAAGAATCAAAAACAAATCTTTATGGCGAATCTCTTAATAAAACATATTATCAAGGTATAGAGTGTACAGCCGTAATACAAAGAGAAGATACAACAGCAAACTATGAAGGATTTGGTTCAGATATTTCTCAAAATGTAGAATTCCGTTTTAACAGGTTTACTTTAAAAGAGAAAGATTTTTATCCAGAAATCGGCGATATTATTTATCATAATGACGGATATTTTGAAATTTCTAATACTAGAGAAGATATGTTGATTGGTGGTAGAGTTGGTGAAGATGAAAAATATTCAGTAATATGTTCTACATTTATGACTAGAAGAAGTTCAATTCAAACTGAAATGAGAGTATTATAATGGATAAAAGAGAAACAAATAGAGCAAAACAGCTTTCGGTAGAACGTGAATTTATCAAAGGAGTAAAACTAATTGATATAGATACAACTATTGCAGAATATATGTCTGATATTGTAATACCAATTGTTGAAGAAAATTCTAACAAAATAAAAGTTCCTTTATTATATGGTAATGCTGAAAGATGGGCGAATGCAAGAAATCAAGGATATTTGAGAGACCAAAGAGGTAAAATACAAATACCATTGGTAATGTTTAAACGAAACTCTATTGAAAGAAACGATTTATTATCAAATTTTAAAGAAGTAAATACTATATCTACTTACAAAAAATATTCTCAAAAGAATAGATATGAAAGGTTTAGTTTACAAAATGGGGTAAAACCTGCAGATGAAGTTTATAATATAAATGTACCAGATTATGTTACATTAACGTATGAAGTAATGATTTGGACATCATTTACAGAACATATGAATAAAATAGTTGAAGCATTTCAATATGCAACTGACAGGTATTGGGGTAAAGAAGATGGATATAAATTTAAAGTAAAAATTGATTCATTTGATACAACTCAAGAAGTTGGAGAAGGTTCTGAAAGAATTATAAGAACAACATTTAATATGATTGTAAATGCATATTTACTACCAGAAAGATATAATGAAAAACCAGTTGTTAAAAAGAATAGAACTTTAAAAAGAGTTGTTTTTGGTGTAGAAACGGATTTAACTGGTAATTTATTTGTAAATCCAAGTTTATATAATGAATATGCTCAAATAATTGATTTTGTAGCAGTAAGGGGTTCTCAAATGGCAACATTTGTAAATTCATCAACTGTAAAACTAATCAATGTTAAAAAACCAATTTTACCATCCGAATTAGTTGGAGTTTTTGATATTGTAAACTGGTTTAGAGTTTATATAAATGGAGATTTTATATCACCAGCAACATACACATATTCATATAATGGTTCAACAAATGAAATAACATTTGTATTTACTTTACCATTTCCATTGGATGTAAATGATGAAGTTGCAATAACCGGTAAATTTCAAGAACTATGAATATAAGACTTCTAAAAAATATAATGAAAGAGGTTAATGAACCAAATGAGTTTGAATTATATCAAGAACCAATTTTTCATCCATTCTATTGGATTTATAAAATTGAAAATGTAAGAGTAAAAACTTTATATTCAAAATTAGTAGATTTGAGAAAACCCTCTGCTAGATTTGATGTTTTTATAAATGGTTTATTTATATCTGAAAATGATTATGTTTTTGAAACCATTGGAAATGATTTTTATGTAAAATTTATAAAAGAAAAATTTCCTCAATTTGATAGATTTGGAAATCCGTATCAATTGGACGAAACCGATGAAATTAAAATAAAAGGAGATGTTGAAGAATTTAGAGTAACTATATGAGAAGACAAATACCAAATATAAGTTTAGATACTACTCAAAAATTAAGAGATAGAGCCGCATTTAGAGATTTTGTGTTAAGAGTAAATGCAGATACATTTACATATGCGTATAATCCAGATACAATTGAGGTTGAAAATGAAATATATTTTACTTTAACTTTAGTAAATAAAAGATTTATTTTTGATATATTGGAAGTAGATGATGTTACAGATTATATTGATGTATATTTATTTGGAGTAAAACAACCACAGGATAGATATAAAGCCTCGGTAAATTCAAATAATATTGTTGTTACATTTGTTGCAAATATTACAAGATTACCAAAAGAGGTAAGTGCAGCAGATTTTGAAATTAAAGGTAAAATAGCAGAAATAGTATAATGGCAAGATTAATACCTCGTAAACAGATTGAAGAACAACAGAATATAACAGCTTCCCTTACTATTGGGGAAAATTTGTTTGTTGGAAATGATGTCATTATATCAAGTTCTTTATTTGTATCAAAAAGCTTCTTTTTAGGAAATGATACTGGTTCGGTAAATGAAATTACCGGCTCTGTATTTTTAACTGGTTCGTTGGTAATTGATGGTATTTTAAAAACTGGAGCACCCAATACTGTTTTATCTGTTACATCTTCAAATACAATTTTAGCTGAAGATACTCAAAGATACGCTGGTATCCTTGCAAAAGATTTTGGTGCTAACGTACCAACTCTATACGTCTCATCTACGGATGGTGATGATACAAATGATGGTAGAACTATACAATACCCACTTCGTACAATTAAGAGGGCCGCTGCTTTAGCACAGCCGGGGTATGATGGACGTTATGGTTTTGATACTGGTTCTATCCAAAATGGATATGTAATCAAAGTTCAAGCGGGTACATATTTGGAAGATAACCCTGTTATCCTTCCTAAAAACACAACTATTTGGGGTGCTGGTTTGCGTATTACTAAAATTAACGCAAAGAACCCTACCGAAGACCTATTCTATGTAAACTCTGGTTGTTATATTGCAGAGGTTACTATGGGAGGACTGAGATTATTTCCAGACCAAATAAATCCTGAAAAAGGATTTGCAGTAGCTTTCCAACCTGGTGCATTTATTACAACTTCACCATACGTTCAGAACTGCTCGCAAATTTCTAACCAAGAGAATTCATTCACAGAACTTTACGAAGAAATTCCTCCTGGCGGTGGTGGATTGTATGTTAATGGTGATGTAATCAATCCCGATTCACCACTTGCTTCAATGGTATTGGATGCTTATACGCAGATTTCTCCAAATGGTGTAGGTTGTTTGGTAAATGGTAGAGGATTCATTCAGCTCGTATCTTTCTTTAATAACTTCTCATACTATGCAATTAGAGTAAATAATGGTGGACACGCTACCCTAAACAACTCAAACATTTCGTTTGGTTTGTATGGTATGTATGCTAGTGGTTCTCGTTTTATTTCTGGTAGTGGTGGCAACATTGAAGCTAGAAATAGAGTTAGAGCAAGCTGGAGTGTAGTTGTAGATGTATTGAATAGAGGGTTAGATGCTTTACCTGAAGTTACAACACTCAACACTGCGGAAGGTATTCGTTTAACATCACCTTCTCAGTTTTCACAATATACAACATCTTCTGGTGTAGAATTATCTACAACTGCTGCAGATGAAATTTCAGCAGATTTTAAATTAGTTAGTGAAATAGTAAATAGTGGAACTTCAAACTATCCTACATTATTAGCAAGAAGTTCTAATAAAGGATTTACAGCAGCATCTCCTTACAATATTTTAGGAGCAGACCAAATTACAGGTTCATTATCTGGTTCTGCAACTCCATTATCGGCATCATTGGAAGACCTTTCACAAATTAGTTCTTCGTTTGGTGTTATATTAGGTATATTCGCAAATGGTACGGGTTCTTATGATTTTAAATCATCAACATCAGCTAGTATAAAAAGAACATCTTTAGTACCATCACCAGCTTCACCTGCATTACCAAATGATATAACGGCAAGTATAAGTTCATCTTTTGAAACTGTAATTGATATTATTAAAAATGGATTGAGTGCAGTACCAAAACTTACATCATCATTAAGTGCAAGTTTTTATATTGGAGGATTAGAACCAGTTCAAAGTGGTATTTCATCTTCAGTACAAACAATTAATAAAGTAAGTTCTAGTTTTAGTATTATTTATAATATTTTAGCAAATGGTACTGGTAGTAATATTTTACCAATTCCAAATAATCATAAAAGAAATTATACCGTAACAAATAACAATAGTTCATCTTATCAGTTTGAAGGTGTTGGAGCTAATCCAACAATAACTTTATATAGAGGTGAAACTTATAAATTTTATATTAGTGCATCTGCTGCAATTGGTGGAATAGATTATCCATTCTTTATAAGAACACAACCAATTGAAACAATTGCAAATACATATGATTACAATAAGGGTGTAATTAATAATGGAGATAGTGTTGGTAATATTACATTTGCTGTACCATATGATGCACCTAATACTTTATATTATACATCTCAGATAGATAATACTTTAAGTGGAAGATTTAATATTATAAACAACTCAGCAACACCAAGAGAATTAATTGCAAATACTTTAACATATCCTGCAACTGTAAGTGGTAGTGTAGCTAGTGAAGATACAGATATAATCAACGCATTTGAAATTTTAACTGGTAGTAAAGCATTTATTCAAGAAGAAGTAATACAATACATTTCATCTTCTTGGAGTGGTGTGGATGGATTTACATATAATGAAGCAACATGCCGTAGAGATGTTGGGTTCTTAATTGATGCAGTTGCGCAAGACCTATTATATGGTGGTAATGATAAAAGTATTACGGCTGGTAGATTTTACTATGAATATCCATCTGAAGCAACAACAACCCAAAAAGACCCAACAAAGACAGCAGTAAAATATGCAGCAAGATTAGCTATTGAATTGTTGAAAAATAAAGAATTTAGAGATATTGATTTAAATGCATACACTCAAAAGAGAAAAACTGCATGGCAAGTAATTAATAACAATAAGACATTTGTTCAAAATGAAACAATTGCATTCTTATCATCTTCTTGGTCTAACTTCTATTATAACGAAACTAAATGTAAAAGAGATGTTGGGTATATAATTGATGCGGTAGCAACCGATATTTTATATGGTGGTAATGAAAGAGCAATAGAAGCTGGTGAATTTTATTATTTGTATCCATCTTTAGCAACTGTAGATGGTGATGGTGATTCTGAAGGACAATTAGGACAAACTTTAGATGGTATTCGTTTTGCTGCAGGTATGGTTACTAATTTAATTGCAGGAAAAACATTTAGTTTACCAACAACATCTTCTCAAGCTGCATATTCATTAATAAGAAGTAACAAATCATTAATACAAAACGAAGTAATAGAATATGTAAACGTTGCATATCCACAATTAAAATACAATACTTCAAAATGTAGACGTGATGTTGGATATATTTTAGATGCTGTATCAACTGACCTATTGTATGGTGGTAATGAAAGAAGTGTAACAGCAGGTAAGTATTATTATGAATATCCATCACAAGCAACAAGAACTCAAAAGGTAGAAACTTCTGGTGCTATTAGATATGCAAAAATTATTACTGATTATATTGTAAGTAATATTATTTTAGATACACCAAGAATTGTAAATAATGATGAGAGAAATATTAAAGTTACAAATAATACAAATGTAACATCATCAAATGGTGGTACAGTTACTCAACAAAATTCTATTAGTAGTTCTTTTGCAATTATAGAAGGAATTATTAAAAGAGGTGTATCAGCAGTACCATCAATATTAGCACAAAATACAGGTTTAAATTGGGGTAAAGATAATCCTCTTAATGTAACAACGGGTTCACAAACTACTTCTTCATTTGTAACACCAAATGAAGTTAATAAAATAGCTAGTGGATTTGATATTGTAAACACAATTATAGCTGGTGGTATAGCAGCTGAACCTGCATTTACATCATCACAAACAAATGCAATTAAAGTAACATCTATTGCACAATATAGTGGTTCAAATGCAGCAAGTGGGTCTGTTAGTAGTTCAATATCAGCATCTATATCTTTGGTTGGTACTATTGTAACAAATGGAACTGGTTCAATTCCTACATTTGTATCTAATACTTTGAATAATATTAAAGTAACAGCTACATCAATAGAAACATTAGCAGTTCCAGCAACAACAGCAGAATCTCAAAGTATAAGTTCTTCAATGAAACTTATTACTGATGTTTTGGTTGGCGGTAAATCTGCATTACCTGCATTAACATCATCATTATCTCAAAATATTAAAGTAACTGCAACTGAACAATATATTTCTTCATCTTATAGTGGAAGTTTAGAAGATGTTGCATTTATTTCATCTTCAATTTCAATTGTAACAAAGATTATTGAAAGAGGTGAAAGTGCTGGGATATTTGGTAAAGCAAATTATACAACATCAGTATCATCATCAAACGTATTAGCAGCTTATAATATAATAAAACAAAATATAGATTTCATACAAGATGAAACTATTGCATATTTAAGTTCTTCTTGGAGTTCATTCCAATATGATGAAGCTAAATGCCGTAGAGATGTTGGTTTAATTATTAGTGGAGCAGCTGAAGACCTTATTTGGAATCAAAATTCAGCATCAGTAGTAAATGGACAATTCTATTATGAATATCCATCACAAGCTACTGGTTCTCAATTAGCACAAACTTTAGATGGTATTAACTACGCAAGTAGATTAGCACAAAAGTTAATTCAAAATGTAGTATTCCAACAATTCACTGGAAGCAGAGCAAGTGCTTCATTATTGATATTAAACAACAAAGATTTCATAGCAGATGAAACCATAGCATATATGAGTTCATCTTGGGGAAGTTTTGACTACAACGAAACAACTTGTAGAAGGGATATTGGATACATCTTAGATGCGGTTAGAACTGATATTATCTATGGTGGTAATGAAAGAACTAGAATCGCAGCAGATTACTATTTCACATATCCATCTGCAGCAACTGGTTCACAATTAATTCAAACAACCGATGCTATTAATTACGCAAGTAGAATAGCACAAAAGGTTGTTGTTGGTCAATCATTCACACAAGCTTCACTTAATTCAATAAACGCTAGTGAGTTGATAAGAAGAAACAAATCTCTTATAGCAGCTGAGGTTGTTGAGTATGTATCTTCTTCTTGGAGTGGTGTATTGTATAACGAAGATAAGTGTAAGAGAGATGTAGGGTACATTTTAGATGCGGTAAGAACCGACTTAGTATATGGTGGTAATGAAAGAAGTATTGTAGCTGGAGATTTCTATTATAGATACCCATCATCAGCAACTGTAGGTGGTGTTCCTTCTTCAACTCAACAATTAGACCCAACTATAACTGGTATATACTACGCAAATCAATTAGCTCAAAATATTATTAAGAATGTTGTATTAACTAATCCATCAGAAGCTGTATTAGCAGCTAGAGAATTAGTTAAAGAAAATAGAACGTTTATACAACAAAATACAATTGATTATGTAAATGATACCTATCCAACATTAAATTATAAAGAAGATAAGTGTTATAGAGATACTGGATTTATTATTGATAATGTTCTTACTGATTTAGTATATGGTGGTAATGAAAGAAGTATTAC